GAGAAACCTAAACTCGCTGGAGAATTCTTTAAGCGTGTTCAGACTATTCTAGATGGAGAGGGTGTTCAGTATCAACCTAAAGCAGTTGCTGGTGTTGTTGAGAAATACTTTCCCGATTGGAGAAGAGTTCTAAACGAACTGCAACGATATTCAACTTCTGGTATGATTGACAGTGGTGTACTTGTTAACATCTCAGAAACGAATATGAAGGATTTGAATTCATTCCTCAAAGAAAAGGACTTCAAATCTATTCGCAAATGGGTTGCCAACAATCTTGATAATGACCCATCTCGTATGTATCGTAAGATATATGATGCTCTTTATGAAGATATCCAACCTCAAACTGTACCTCATCTCGTACTTGCTACAGCAGATTATTCTTACAAGTCAGCATTCGTTGCAGACCAAGAAATCAATATGCTTGCATTTATGATTGAGATTATGACGCAAGTTCAATTCAAATGAGTGGATATGAACTTAAACATTACCTCAAGTCCATAAACGAAACAAAGGAAAATCTGTTAGACTCAGATGACCCTATGTGGACGAAGAAGTACTCTCCCTATATTATTAATAAGTGTTTAGCACCCTTTAATGATACCATCATGTTAGTTAATGAGATGAACATGCGTCACCACCTTGACGCAAAACTACAATATGACTTTTTACTAAATACTATTAGATCGAAGAAACGATATGCTCCTTGGGTAAAGGCGAGTAAGTTAAAGGATTTAGAGTATGTAAAAGAGTATTTTGGTTATAGTAATGAAAAAGCAAAGGCCGCTCTCAAGATACTTGATAATGAACAAATTAATACTATAAAAAATAGTTTGAATAAAGGTGGAAGAAAATGAATGAAATTGATTGGCAGCCCGAAAGGATGCTCGAAGTAAAATTAAAAGAACCAGATGATTTTCTGAAGGTTCGTGAGACATTAAGTCGTATTGGAGTTGCATCTCGTAAAGAGAGAAAACTCTATCAGTCGTGTCATATCCTACATAAACAAGGACGGTATTACATCGTACACTTTAAAGAGTTATTCGCTCTTGATGGTAAGGACACAAATATAAACCAGAACGATATTGAACGTAGAAACTCTATTGCGTCACTTCTAAGTGATTGGGGGTTGATTGAACTCATGGGTGTAGCAGAACCCAAAGCACCACTATCACAAATCAAAGTGATTGCGTTTAAAGAAAAGAACGAGTGGGACTTAGAGACAAAATACAATATCGGTAAAAAGAGAGAAGTTTAAATTGACAGAATCATTCTCACAATTTATCACTGAAGAACCAAAAGAGCAGAAGTATAAACTTCTAATCCTTTCGCATGACGACCCATTAGACCCAAACGAGACAGGGCCTATGATTCGTAAGATTGCTGGAAAGATGGGTATACCTGTATACCTTGCAGAATTCTCTGGTTCATATATGGAAAGTGATGGAGAGAGTGAATTAGTCTATTCTTTTCCTGTAGAAGATACAGGGAGAGCAGAACTTCCTACAATGAAGTCTGATGCTGAGTATGACAAACCATTTAAGATAAATCCAAAAGATACACTTGTAATGGCAAGAGGACTTGGTTCAACAACAAAACTTGGAAACCGTTCATGGTGGGTAACTATTAATAACTTAGAGAATAAAGGTTACACAGTTATCAACTCTACAAAGTGCCACGATATATGTGGTGACAAATGGTTTAACCAAGTTGTCTTTCAAAGAGAAAAATTCAATACACCGAATACAGTTCTTGTTAGACACGCAGAAGGAGCTGCAGATGCAGCAGAGAAACTTGGAAACAAGTTCCCAATGATTTTAAAAACCTCTACTGGTTCTAGAGGTGTTGGTGTCATGTGGATTGAGAGTTTAAAGTCTCTTCACAGTGTTATCCAATTACTATACAGAGAAGATGAATATGTAGATATTCTTCTTCAAGAATATATTAAGACAGATTACGATGTTAGGGTTATCGTTGTCGCTGGACAAATACTAGGTGCGATGAAACGCCCTGTTATCAGTGATGACTTTAGAAGTAATGTATCCCAAGGTTCTGAACCAGAGATACATGAATTGACTGAATTGGAGAAAGAAGAATCAATTCGGGCAGCAAAAGCAGTAGACGGAATGATGGTCGGTGTTGACTTTATTCCATCTAAAAATCGAGATAAAGATAGACCGTATTTGATTGAGGTAAATTCTACGCCTGGACTTATGGGGGTTGAAGCAGTATTCAACACTGCTGCATCAAAACCAATTATTAAAGATCAGAAGAGAAGTATCACAAAAGAAATACTGTCTATGTTTATGGATAGAAACAACTGGTGAAGGAAAAACAATGACACTACTTGAAGCAATTAAGAAACATAACGAAGGTAAGATTGCACTACATAAAGCAAATGTTGGTATCTACCTAAAGAATCCTGCTGGTATTGGGGAACACTCCGATATTGCAGAAGCAGTAGAATGTGAATTAACAAAGATTGCACATTCACAAGATATTATTGATATGATTGAGAAACACTTTTCAAGTGAGGAACAATTACCACTTTTCTCTTGACATTCTGCCTTAAACCGTATATAATGAAACTCTTTGATAAGGAAATATGTCTTGAAATTTTACACTCACGTTGCCCAATGGGGTAATCAACTTCTTGTTCGTGGATACAAAGATGGTGTTCGTTCTAACTACAAGGTTAAGTACGAACCCACTCTTTACGTTCCTGTAAAGAAGGAAACTGGTTTTACAACTCTGGATGGCAAGAATGTCAATCCTATGAAGTTCCTTACTATTAAGGAAGCAAAAGAGTTTGTAGAACTTTATTCTAGTCAGCCACACCTCGTGTTTGGTATGACACAATTCCCATATACATATATTGCAGAACAATATCCTAAACAGATTCAATTCGATTCTGAGAAGATGCGTATTGTTACTATCGATATTGAAGTTGAGTGTGAGAATGGTTTCCCCCATGCAGAACAAGCTGCAGAACCTATGTTGTCTATCACTATCAAGAATCACGACACTGGACGTATCAAAGTGTGGGGATTACATGAATACAAAAATGATAGAGAAGATGTTCAGTACATTCAATGTGCAACTGAACGTGAACTGCTAGCACAATTTCTTGCATGGTGGGAATCTGACCATCCAGATATTATTACTGGTTGGAATACAGAATTCTTTGATATACCTTATATCTGTAACCGTATCAAATCTCAAATGGGTGAGGACGCAATGAAACGTCTTTCTCCTTGGGGTGTTGTTGATGCTCGCATGGTGGGTTCTGGTTTTGGTAAGAAAGACCAAGTCTACAATATCCTCGGTGTTGAGAACATCGACTATCTACAACTATATCGTAAATTTACTTATACTAATCAAGAATCATATCGTCTTGACCATATTGCATTTGTCGAACTAGGGCAACGCAAAGATGAAAATCCATATGAGACATTTCGTGATTGGTATACTAAAGACTATCAGTCGTTCCTTGACTACAACATCATGGACGTTGAACTGGTAGATAGACTTGATGAGAAGATGAAACTCATCGACTTGATTCTAACTATGACGTATGAGGCAAAGGTAAACGTATCTGATTCCTTTACGTCTGTTAAGTATTGGGATGTACTAATCTACAATCATCTACTAAAAAGTAAGATTATCATTCCACAAAAACTTGGACATAAATCCAAGGGTGAAAAGTATGTGGGTGCTTATGTAAAAGAACCACAAGTAGGACAACACAAATGGGTTATGTCTTTTGACTTGAACTCTCTATATCCTCACTTGATTATGCAATACAATATTTCTCCAGAGACTTTGTTGGCAAAACAACTTAATCTTGGTGACAACTCTGTTGATGACTTGATTGCACAGAAATTTAAAATCAAAGACATGCTTCCATCAAATGTAACGATGACCCCTAATGGTGCATTGTTCAGTAAAGACAAACTAGGTTTCTTGCCTGAGATGATGCAAGAGATGTACAATGACCGTACCATTTACAAGAAGAAGATGCTTACTGCTCAACAGCAATATGAAGATACCAAAGATGCTAAATACTTAAAAGACGTATCTAAGTTTCAGAATATTCAGATGGCTCGTAAGATTTCATTGAACTCTGCTTATGGTGCGATTGGCAATGAGTGGTTTAGGTATTATGATTTGAGGATTGCAGAAGGTATTACTACCTCTGGACAGTTCTCTATTCGTTGGATTGAGAAGTCTATTAACATGTATCTAAACAAACTCCTTAAAACGGACGGAGAAGATTATGTTATTGCATCGGATACAGATTCAGTATATATTACTTTTGACAAGCTTGTTAATACTGTGCTTAAAACAAAAGAGGGAGAATCAGAAGATTCATATCGTGGGAGGGCTGTGGATTTCCTTGATACAGTCGCTAAAGAAAAACTTGAACCTTTTATCGATAAGAGTTATCAAGCTCTTGCTTCGTATGTAAACGCATATGACCAAAAGATGCAGATGGCACGAGAGGTTATTGCAGATAAAGGTATCTGGACTGCAAAGAAAAGATACATTCTCAATGCATGGGATATTGAAGGTGTTCGTTACCAAGAACCAAAACTCAAGATTATGGGTATCGAAGCAGTTAAGTCTAGTACTCCTGCTCCTTGTCGTGACAAGATTAAAGAGTGTCTAAAGATTATTATGTCTGGTACAGAAAAGGATGTAAACGACTTTATCCAAGAATTTCGTGAAGAGTTTATGAAGTTGCCTCCAGAAGAGATTGCATTCCCTCGTTCTGTTAATGGACTAAAGAAGTGGAGTAGTAGTTCTGGTATCTTTATGAAGGGTGTTCCTATGCACTGTAAGGGTGCATTGCTTTACAATCACTATACTAAGATGAACAAACTGAATAACAAGTATCCTCTTATACAGGAAGGTGACAAAATCAAGTTCTTAAATATGAGACAACCTAACCGTATGTCATCCAATGTGATTTCATTCATTACTAAGTTGCCTACAGAACTAGACTTGCATAAGATGGTTGACTATGATTTACAGTATGAGAAGTCTTTTGTTGAACCTTTGACGTTTATTATGAACCAGATTGGTTGGAACATTGACCGTTCTTACGGAACACAAACAACATTGGAAGATTTTTTTGGATAAATGCCTTGACATTTGTTGGCAAAACAAGTATACTACTAGTATAAATTATGAAAGAGGAAGTGAATGAAGTATTTTAGATATAATTTGGATGAGTTGAAACAATCATCTGATAGAAAACTTTTCAATTATATATCGTTTTTTGCAGGCGGTGGTGGTTCATCAGCAGGATATAAACTTGCTGGTGGCGATTGCCGTTTCGTTAATGAGTTTCAACAGGTTGCAGTAGATACCTATTTGTCGAACTGGCCTGAAACTCCAGCACACATTTGTGGTGATATCAAAGATGTTACTGGTGCAAAGATTATGGAGATGACAGGACTAAAAGAGGGAGAACTTGATATACTTGACGGTTCACCACCATGTCCACCATTCTCTATGTCTGGTACAAAGAAAGCAGGGTGGGGTAAAGAAAAGACTGCCTATGGTATGAAACAGAAAAACATTGAAGATTTGACATGGGAACAGATTCGTATTGCTGGTGAGATGAAACCAAAAGTAATCATCTGTGAGAACGTCAAAGGACTTACAATGGAATATGCTAGAGAACACTTAGTTCGTATGGTAAATGACTTTGAGGCATTGGGTTACACAACAGTTTATAAAGTTCTAAAAGGACACAATCACGGTGTACCTCAGAAACGAGAAAGAGTGTTTATTGTTTCTGTAAGAAATGATGTATTGGATAAAATCGGTGTACCATTCATGGCACTTAGTAACTTGATTTTTCCAGAACCAGAAGAACATGTCACCACTATTAAAGATGCAATTTGGGATATCCAACAGAACAATGCAAATGTTGTAGAATCAATTGAACTTATTGAGTCTATGACCAAGAGCGCTAAATATAAGTGGATGAAGAGATTACCAAAGAACCCAGACAAAGTGGTTTCTGTTGGTGATGATGTAGTTGGGCCTTGGTATGATAAGGTTATTGCACACAGAATTAAATGGGGTAAGACTGTACCAGAAAGAAAGAGTTCGTTCTTTCAATCTCGTAGAGTTCCTTGGAATCAAGCATCTCATACACTTTCTGAACAGGGACTACAAACAAGTCTTGCAGTTCACTTGCACCCAGTAGAAGATAGGGTGTATACAACAAGGGAAGCATCGAGACTAATGACTTTACCAGAGGATTATAAATTCACTGGTACACTAAATGAAAAACTAGCAAGAATCGGTTTAATGGTTGCACCACTACAAATGAAATATCTCGCTGATGAGATTTACAATAACATCCTTAAACCGTATAAGGAAATAGAATAATGATAAACTTTATATTGAGTGCTTGGAGGGTTGTCATGGACAGTGATATGAATCCACTAAGTAACATTGAGAACTTAACAGTACGTCACATGGTTATGCAAATTCTAGCATGGATGTGGTGTATTATATTTACTATGATGACAGGTACATGGATGTACTTGGGTGTCAACGTGTTATTCCACACACTATTACTTGGGGGAATTACATTAACCGTAGCAGTGTTTGAAACTGCAAAAAGAAAACCAGAGTATTTTAGGGGGGAAGAATGAAAAAGATTACGGTAGAAAAAGACTTAGGACAAAAAGAAACATATGATAAATGGAACGGTAAGTTCCTAGATGAGTCTGCTTACGATAAAGTAATTAAGGTTACTGATACTGATATGGGAGTAATGAAACCAATTCATTCATTAGATGGTTCTGATGTTCCCCTTGCATATGTTATCACTAATGCCTTTCCACAAGAAAGTAAGATTAGAGATATTCTAACAACAATTGAAGATACATCTACAATGAGGGCAAACTGTTCAGGCCCCATCGATAAAGAAGAGATGTTGGCAAAAGGATTAGTTGAAGGACAAGACTACAAACTTAGAACACCTAATTCATATCACACTCGTACAAAGTCTGGTGGTTGGGGTATGATTGCATATTCAAACGAAATCCATTCTGTTATGATTGGACATAAACGTGGACGTTTTACTGGTGGTATTGATGTTTCTGGTTGGTGTAAAGACAACAAAGATAAGTGGCAAGCACTACAAGAAATTACTGAACATAATGAAACTGCATTTGCAAAGGCAAACGATGACATCTATAGAAGTCAGAAGTCTTTCGCAGAAAACAACATTCGTCCAGAGCATCGTATTGGTGAAGGTATTTTTACTACATTATCTGCTAATCGTTATTCTGCATATCAGTCTGCAAAGATGGCTGCACATGTAGACAGTGGTGACACTGATGCTGGTATGACAAGTATGTGTGTATTCAGAGAAGGTGATTATGATGGTGCATATCTTTGTTTCCCTCGTTATGGGATTGCAATTGACGCTCCAGATAATAGTGTTGTAATTGCAGACAGTCAAGAAGTACACGGTGTTACTCCTATCTCTGGTAAGGGACAACGGTTTAGTTGTGTTGCATATTGTGATAGACGTTTGGCAACAATCGGAGTTTATGGTAAACAAGAGAAATTGATTGGTAAGTATGCTGCAAAAACATCTGGAAATTTAAATGACTTTCTTGGCGATTAGGCCTTGACATTTGTTATAATAACAGGTATACTATGCTAGAAGATTGAGATTGATTTAATTATGGAGAATGTGAAGTGACAAAAAAGATTAATGTATTTCGTGAGTTGATGACTGAAAATTTGACTCCCACGATTAGTGAGTTTATAGATGAGTATCTTCCTGTTACAGTTCGTGACCTTTCTGTTCAGCGTGAAGAGGTTTGGGATGCTTTAAAACAGCGAGGTTATATCTCTACTGCAATTGTTGGTACTGGTAAGTTTACTCCTATTCACATTTGTTCTTTAGAGCATTTGTTAGAAGTTGCCCACGAGTTGCGTGATATTTCTTTTATTAAACGTCTTGAAAATTTTATTCAAGAAGGTTATAAGTATGCTCATTTGGATGGTGGAAATCGCTGTGATTGTTTCCTTGCATTCTTTGATGGTACTATTAAGTGTTCTGAGGGTGATTATCGTTTCCTTGCTCAGTTTGATGAGGATGGAGAAGTGGTGAAAGATACTTACAATGAATATGTAGAAGCACCTATGACATTCGCTGAGTTGAAGGCTGCTCATCCAAAAATTGTTGAACGTCTGAATAACCAGTACTTAATCCTGTTTATCTACAAAGATTTGACTTCAGAAGAACGTGCTAATGTTTTCAAGATGTTGAATGATGGTGTAAATCTTAATGCGGCAGAAGACCGCAACCCATCACAAGAATTTATCTGTACTGATATTCGTGATGAGATGAATATTAAATTTAAACCTCTTATGATTGCATCTGGTATGATTACAGAAGAAAAGTCAAAGCGTTTCGGTTCGTGTGAATTGATTGCAAAATATGCTACTGTTTATGCAGATAAAGTTGATATTCCAACTGTTGGTGGTAAAACTGAACTGGATGTTGCATACTCACAGAACTCGATTGTTGGTAATGAATATTCTAAGTTTAAGACATTCTTTACTACAAAGTTTGTTCCTTATTTGAAGATTATTGCAAAAGAAGAATATCACTTTGCATCACCAAATTTCTTCTTTGATTTGTTTCTTATTCTGAAGAATATGGATAATTCTGGAATTAAGTTGCCTGTGATTAACAATGATGCTCGTGACACTCTTTTGAAAAAAGTTGCAGAATTGCAAATTATCAAGATGGCAGAAACTATTCAGTATGAACAGAAAGCAGGAACTAAGTCTACCTATGAAGGTTTGTTTTCTAAGAATTCAAATATGGTAACTAAACATCGCTTTAAGATTGTTAACGATTATTACATTCCTGCTCTTATTGAGTCTGAGATTGTTGTGAAAACTGATGAGGATCGTTTTTATTCAAAAACACAGAAAGCACAGTTGTTTATGAAATCCTCTATTACCTCTAATAATGTTTCTATTAATCCTGGCCATGTCTTTAATGCAAAAAAGATTCAGGCAGACCATAAAGATGCTCATTCTAAGGGACACCCTACTGAATTAGATAATGGCAAGTTGGAAGAAGCAGCGTACAATAACGCAAAAGGAGCAACATGATAATAATGATTGGTGGAATACCATGCTCTGGTAAATCCACATTAATGAGAAATCTAATTCAAGAGATGGGTTCGCATGAAGATGTTGAACCCATGAAACTATTTCCATGTCAAAAGCATGGGGATACTCTTGTAGTAGGACGATATCCAGTTGGAGAAACTTTTGGTGGAACTGACAGGATTAGTTATGGTGCTATCTCTAAATTTAGAGATTTCATTAATCAAGAAGTTTCAAAACATAAAAATATAATACTTGAGGGTGATAGGTTCTGTCGTGCCAAAGATATCGAATGGTTGTTATCAGAACATAACTCAAAGGTTTATATA